ATCATCTTTTCTCTTTTAACACTCACTGGTATTGTCACTTTTTGTTTTGGTAAGGCCTTTGCCGGTCTGTACTTCGTCTTTGTCTTCATCTTCATCTCCTACGATAAGTTGTATTTTTTGTATTAGTTTGCCATGCATTGTTCTTAATAATTGTAGTTCATTCCATGAGCCAATGTCTGTGTGTATCTCTTCAGTGTCATAGTCTATGTGGGTGATAGTTGCTATGTCTAGTTTGCCTTCATCATGCCAGTGTATGAGCACCTTGTCGCCTACATCGATAGATACATTCTCTTCTAAGTCTTTGACACTTAATTTACTTAGGTCAAGTGGTTTGTATGTCACCATCTGTTGTTTTTTCTTATCCTTCTTAGCCATTATGTACCTCCAGCGCTGTATGTAGCTATCTTATTCTAGTTTTTATTATCTGTTTAAGTCATTTGTCTTATGTTTTATGTAACGCCTGAATACATTTATGCAGCCCGCTTTTGTATGATTGTTAGGTCAATGCCTATGTTATCTTTTATTCTTTGTTGCACCGCTTGAATGTTTATAGATTCTTTGGTCATCCAGCCATCATACATGAGTAGGTCAGGGTTACATTCTGTGATACTTTCTTCTAATGCCTTTGTTTCCCATGATGTAATGTCAGAGAATAGCTCTGTTGCCTCTTTATGATTCTCTATCAGCCATGCTTGATGTTTGTTTCTGATGTTGTTGAGAGTTTTAGAGCCTGTGCCTCTTTTATCGCCATAGATTATTGCATTTCTTTTTGTTTTCATGTATTTGACATCACGACCTGATTCTTTGGCAATGTATTTCATAAAGCTAACAGGTTCATCAATCATGGGTTGAAGACATTCTTTGTATTGTTTATCAACATGCTGTGTTTGTGCGAAGATTGACCAATGACAATTTTGAAAGTCATAGTCATTATGATTAGGCATGAAGTGATTGCGCATGTCTGAAGGAATGTATTGCATTGACATGCCTCTTGTGTATAGACGATGAGGTCTTCTGACATAATGGTCATTGAATGTTTCACCTCTATCTATCTTGCCTTTGACCCAATCGAAGAAGTGTTTATGTCTAAGTGTATAACTATAAGATAGAGAAACATTGTTATCTAATTTCCATTCATGTCTTCTTATACAAGGCAGTGCTTGTGCACATTGATAGCCTGTATTGAATAGATGCATTGCACATTCAATGAAGTGTGGATTCCATTGTGTTATTTGCTTGCATTTTTCATTGATAAAGTAGGGTGTATCTGCAGCAACGAATAGATGTTTATACTTAAAGTATCTGACATTTGCTTTGGCTAATTCTTTAGATGGCACAAAGGGAGGTTCATCTCTATAGATTCCTCTTCGCATCCACTTTTCAAAGCACTCGTAATAGACATTGAAGAGTTTTTCTTTTGCATGGGATTTTCTTCCAAGCCTCTTCATAAATTGTGATTTCATAATAATCTCCTGCCATGTTATTATTCTTATAATCTAATTATACTCCATAAAAGCTTTTTGTATAATTTTTTTATCTTTTTTTTTATCTATTTTTTATAAAGAAAAACCCTAGCATCAAGTTGTCAATGGCAGAAGAAAACTTATTATGATGCTAGGGTAAACTCAATTTCAATTTACGGAGAACCGAGATGTCAAAACTCGGCTATAGATTAATAACTTAAAAATTTAGCATAATCGTTATTAACCTACAATACTAATTATACAGCAACAATAGAAAATGTACAACTTTTTTATAATTATTTTATACTTTTTTTATAGAACAAATGTAAGGTGACTCATCTAAGCCTGATAGATTCCAGCGCTCTGGGTCATACTGTGTATCACACTCATGGTCTTGCCTAGTTGACATAGGTGAAACATAAAGAAAGTTCATTCTCTTATAATCTCCGTTACCCTGTGATACATTGCATTGGTACTGAGGAATGTCATCTATACATGTTCTTAGTTTGTCAGCTCTATACAGGTGTAGCCATTCATCATGATTGATAATAAGTAGTGTTACTCTTTCATCAGTTACCCAACATGATAGTTTGCCTCCAACTATTCCAGTTTCTATAGGTGGTTTGTAATACCAAGTTGAATAGGACTTAATCTCTATGCCTCCATACAAGAACTCACCATCTGGTTCATTGAATCCTCCAGTTGGTTTAACATTCCATTGTGGATTAAGTTCAGCCAATTGTTTGAGCACAAGATGCTCTTGTTGTGTACCCCATTCAAATGAGGTCTGCCAGTCATACATACTCTGTCTCCGTTTATGTCCTTCTTCTGCATTGGACCTTTATAAGTATGTATGTAATTTTATTTTTGACAGTTTTTTTGTATTTTTTATTGTAAAAAAAACGGACACCTGCTATAGTTTGACATAGTCAAAAAACAGGTGCCCTAATGTTTGTTTATCATCTTTTAGTTATTCTTCCTTCGCCTCTTTATCTTCAAAATGAATCACATCTTCTAGTATTGCTGACGCAAGTACAAGTAAGTCTTGTCCGAGTTCTTTCTTTTCTTCAACTGACCAACCATCTCTTGAGTAAGTAATAAGTTTCCAAATTAACTTTAACAATGATGGTGCATTTTCTACAACTATCTCTTGTGGTTTTTTATCCATGTGTTACCTCTTATCTCTCATGTCTTTTATTAGTAATTCTAAATACTGAAGCCTTTGGTCTAGCTTATTTACGGCCTGTTTGAATACCTTTCTATCTTCTTCTTGCTCTTTCAAAAGCATTTCTAGCATAAACTTTGAATGTGCTATAAAACTTTTGTGAAGGTAAAGACAGACCGCAACAGCTGTACCAGAAGGGCCAAGCATTTCCAGCAATGCAATTGGGTCGTCCATTATTTCTCCTGTTTATCACCTTTTGAATGAAAGGGAAGGCCCTTTTGGACCTTCCCAAAAATTAGTTTATGCGATAAAGAATACTCTAACATTTTCCCCAGATGGAATAGCAGCACCAAATGTAACGAGTGATACTCCTCCAGTTCCAGCAGCAAGTTCCAACTTGAACTCATCAATGTTAGCCGGAGTAGCAACTTGCTCTAATGACATCCCATTACGGAAGACCATAATAGAAGCAAACTCACTTGGAATAGTAGCTGATAAGTCAAAAGCAGTAAGTGAACCGTTAGGTGTCAACTTGTCTACATTTGAACCAAAAGATACTTTAGCAGCAGTAACAGCGTTATCAGCAATCTTAGCAGTTGTTACAGCAGCTCCTGCAATCTGTCCAGCAGCAATTCCAAGGTCAGATACTTTCAATCCGCCAGCACCCTTAGTAAGAGTAGCAGCATCAAGTGCAATGTCCATTGTCTGTGCAGCAGAACCATCATAAGGAGCAGCAAGAGCCAATCCTTGTCCAGCTGCAATAGCAGCAAGTGATGTACCAAGAGCTTTGCCAGAGATAGTTGAACTAACTAACTTAGCATTACCAATAGCAGCATTTGCAATGTAGATACCATTAGCATCTTTAGTTAATGAACCACCAGATTCAGCCTTAACTTTTAAGTCAAGTTTGTTGGAAGTGAATTGAAGACCAGGATTGGTAGCCAGGTCAACAGCGATTACATCTGGAGATGCATCTGTAATAACGATACCATCGCCACCAGAAAATGTATCTGGAACAGCAGCATCTACATACGCTTTGGTAGCAGCATGAGCAGCTGCTGAAGGGGTTGCAACGGATACAGTACCACTAGTAAAATCGTATGTATCTGCTTCGTTAAGTTGAAGGGCACCAATAGTATTATTTAATACCTGATTACCTCTGATTTGAATTGCCATAATTAGTCTCCTATGACTGTTTTATAAACGGTGAATAAACCACCGTGAGTGAATCGCCCGACAGCGGCAGCGTGGCGATAGTGAATGTTGTTGAATTGTTTATAGTTATTTCGGCACCACTTGGTGGTCCTTGAAATAATCCATTGAGGAATACAAAACATTGTTGTGTGATGAACTCCTCGGCTATTGTAAATTGATTGGTGATTCCATTTATCTGAGAACTTATGTCCACCGATTTTAGGTCCGACCCTTGAATGGGTTGGAAAGGTCCTCCAAATTCTATTGTTGCTGGCATGTCTTCTCCTACTTCGTTCAGCCTTCAGTGTTGTGCTATCATTCAAACCAAGTGACCTGCACCTCGTTAACAATAACACTTCCTGAATTTGTTTTAAGAAAGAGATAGAGCTCATCGTTACCACTAGCATGGTATACATTACATAAAAAAGAAACTGCATGACTATTGCCATCAAGGCTTGGCTCCAATACTGAGGAGGATGCGGGCAGTATAAGTTTGCTTCCCGCTGAATCTTCATAACCTTTGAGTGTAATGGCAGTTGGTGTTCCTGCATTCGTTGTACACTTAATACGAATAAGTTGAATGTTACCGGTGTATTTGGATGCTCTCTTAATTGCTTGTTGACTACTACCATCCCTAACATCATTGAGATTAATCTCAACTTTATTGGCAATGTCGTAAGTTGTGTTTGCATTAATAGTTAATCCTTCTTTGACCACACGGTGTATAAAATGTCCTGATTTTCCCATCGTCTTCTCCTACTGGGGTTCTTTCTATAACTACTCTATTTTTTTCCTTTTCTAGAGCTATTTTTTGTTTTCTTTCTTTTCGCTATTCTTCCATTCTTTTTTCTAGCAGTAACTGAAAGCTTTTGTCCTGCCTGTCTGTTCTTCTTTCTAGATACAACTCGTAGGTTGCTTCGTTTATTACTACCACCTTTAGAAAGAGGACGCTTGTGGTCGACTTCTTTGTTATCACCTTTTTGTACCTTTCCTTCTCTTTCCATGATACGACGAGCTTGATTGCGTGCAGCTCTAGCCTTCTTTGCTTTTCGAGAAGAATGATACTTCTTATAGATTTTTTTATAGTCTCTTTTCACAAGCGTCCCCTTATAGATTACCTATTATTTTTCATACTTCTTTAATTGTTCTTGTAATCTGCGTTGTGATTCTTTCACTGCACGATACTCAATTTGAAGTTCTTTTGGAAGTTTATTCATCCTCTTTCTGAGGAACATGTACTGCATTACATCAATGTAACCACCTGGTTCTTGTGCACTTTTTAAGTCCACATTTGCCGGCAACTTATCTGGATTTGCCAAGTAGTAAGCATAGATGTAATCATTAAAACCTCTAGTTGTACCAATGTTGGCTCCTAGTAAGTTATCAAATAGATACTGATTGTATCCTTCTTTACTTCTGAATCTAAATTGTCTATCACCAAATGTTGCTCCACCAGTAACCCTATCCATAGGTTTAACTTCAATGTCATACCTATCGAAGAAGTATGCAGCAGGTTGTCCACCAGCAGCAGCTCCAGTAATAAATGACATAGGATTCATACTATAGAACTGATAACCATAAGAACCTTCTTGCATTGCTAACACCTGTTTGGCAGGTACACCTTTCTTATAGTCAGCATCAAGTTGTCTAGCAAAGTCAATCATTGGAAAGTAGAAGAAGTCAGCCATACCTTCAATTGCTCTAGTTACACCATCTTCTGGCATTCTAAGTTTACCAGCCTCTTGTGAACGAGTGTATGCTTCAGCACCAAAGCCAACTAGATTTGACATAACTGCAATGTTTGAGATGTAAGGACTTCGAACATAAGAATTGTATGCAGTTCCATCATCAAATGGTTGTGCCCATACATACTGCATACTCTTGTCTCCATCGTAGTTCCATGCACCTACCTGCCTCGATAGGTTTCTATGATAGTTTGCCATCGCACTTACTCTTAAAACTCCCTTAGGGGTTGCTAGTGCTCTTAGTAATTCGGCTGAAGATACTGCAGTAAATGATAGAAACAATGCACTTTTTAAGAATCCACTCTTCATCCAAGATGGCATAGAACCATAGTCTAAGAATGTTTCTCTTGCTATTTTTGCAGCAACTTCAGCACTATCACCATTCTGTAGTGATTTGATAAATGCAGCTTCTCTAAAACTTCTATCAGTTTCATCAGCCCATCTCATAAAAGGTGAACTAGTACCACTCAAAGGTTTTCTTATCTCAGCTGCAGCAGATGCTGTATCAGTTGTAATTCTTCTACCAAATGATGCCATACCAGCAAGATGGTCTTTAAGTAGTTTAGCATTAACTGGAGCACCAGCACCTGGAACACCTCTTGTGAATCTATTCCATCCAGCAGCAATTGATTCTAAGTCTCTATAAAATGAGTCACCTAAGTTTATACCTGCATTTGAGATACCAAGATTCTGTGTATTGAATAGGTTGTATGCTTCTTTGTATGAGTATCTGGTACCAGGTAGAAGCTTCTCTGGATACAATGCGTTCATGTATCTAAGTTGCCTATAAGGTGTGATTCCAAATACATTCTTAGCAGTCTGGCCAATCGCATTTAATACATACTTTGGATTGGTAACATAAGCAATAAGTGAAGCGGTAAGTAAGTTTTCTGCATGGTATGGAATGTTTGGTAAATACTTACCACCTAGCATACCTGTTACAAATGTTCTTCTTAATCCGTTAGCATAGTGATTAATCATGTCAGTTGCGTATTGACCAGCATCACCTTTCTTTGCAAGTGCCGCCATGTTTCTATTTAAGTTTGTACTAGCTGGACTACCAAAAGCCTGAAGGAATGTATCGATTGCATCTGATTCCATCTTACTTAAAGGTATCATGTCTTGGCCAACTCTAACTGGTTCTACACCAGATGCAGCATCACCAAGTAGATTAACTTCTCTTGACGAATTTATACTGTATCCCCATCTATCTAATAATTCTTGTGATGATACATTGTATCTCATTGCATTTGCTTCGAAGTAATTACCTATTCGCATTGATGCACCATCATCTAGTTTCTGGATAAGAGCAAGTGGGTCACTAGTGCTAATAGGAAAACCATGTTTATTCATCAATACATTAATCTCATTTGGTGTCATGTCGTAGTATGTTTTACCACTTGCCAATCTTGTGGACACTAAGTCTTGAATAAGTTCTGGGTATTTATCTGCTCTTTCACCCACAAGATTCAATGCTCTTACATTTGTTTGTATGTCCATTGCCATAGGTTGAGAACCAAAGGTTTGTCTTAAGTTTCTATTGATGATTGCTTTCATCTCTGTCTGAACCATAGTAGCAGTCATTACATCTTGTAGTCTTCTTGGAGTACCTTTTATCATCTCTGGAAAATTCTTTTCTATTATCTGAATTGCTTCAGCTACATTGGCCATACCAGTATCTGTTGCTTGACCTATTGTCTTAAGACTATAACCTGCTAGTTCAGCGTTGGTGTCTATTAAGGCTTGAACAGGTTTTCTTTGGAGTGCAGGACCAAAGTATAGTTTCAGAATCTGTTGTCTCTGGAGTGCGATACCAGCTTTATTTGCAATTTGTGATTCTTCTAATGTAGTTTTAGCAATTGCAGTTTTCATCTGTTCTGCTGTGAAACCAGCAATGTCACCCATAGAGTAACCACCTCTCTGTAGTTTCATTACTATCTGATAAGTCATTCCAGTCTGACCACCTACTGAAAGTCTACTTAAGTTTGTCATTGGTAAGTTTAAGTTATCCAGTACATTTGGCATACCCAGTATACCTCTTAATTCTCTACTTACATTTGCAAATGCAGCTGGCATAACTCTTTCTAATCTACTGATTTCCGCTTCAGTTCCATCCTTAAACAATTTAGTCATTGCACGATTAGTGTCTATTTGTGCACCAGGTATTACAGGTTTGCCCAGAACCTTACTTGTTTGTTTACTTATAAAGTTCTGTAGCTTCGTTGGAACAAAGCTCTGGTAAGCAACATCGATAACTCTAGAGCCATCTACTAGTGGATTCTCAATTCTTCTTTCTACTGGTATTGTTGCATCACCCAATACATCAGCCGAAGTTGGATTGAATGCACCACTTCCTCTTCGTAGTGCTTCATCACCTTTTACAAATGATTCAGTCATACGATTTGTAAGATAAGAAAACTCATAAACATTTACATTTTCACCAGCATTAACTTTTGCTAGTATTGAGTTTAAGTAGTTATCTCTTACTTGGAATGTTGTAGTAATTTCAGAAGGGTCTACTTTAATTAATGTTCCTGTATCATCTATCGAATCAATAAGACGATTATTACCAGCAGCATCTGTGAAGTGTTCTATGATTGCTTTGTTATTCTTTTGTAACCATGATTGTGATACAACCATTCGGTCTGTAAGCATAACATAGTCACCTAAGTATGAACCAGCCATAACATCCATGACTTCGTCTCTTATTCTTGTCTTTGCTAAACCCTTTACTAAGTCATCAGTAGTTGCACTTAATGCTTCAGTTGCACCCATTGCAATCAATCTACTATCTTCAGTTTTGGCCAATGATGATAACAAAGTTTTGGCAGCATCAGGACTTAAAATGTGTGCCATTGCATGACTTCGAGAACTTATAACACCTGCTTGTAATGCATCATCTAAAAGTTTAGCACCATCTCCTGGTCCAGCCTGAATTGCATAAGCAGTCATCTGGTCACTTACTTCATCTGCAATCTTTGCCTTAGGTGTCATTGATGAGTCTAGTAATTCATCCAAAAATTTAGGTTGTAGAGTATCTGCTATGAGTTGTCCATCTGGTGTGTTTTTAGCAACTTTACTTGCTTTAGCCAAAATAGCATAGTTTGGTAAACTTCTACCTAGTGTATTCAATCCAATCGCACTTTGTTTAACTAGAGGATAGAGTGGATTACCTCCTGATAGTGCAAAGTCACCAGCAATCTCAAGACCTTTTGCTATTCCTTTTTGTGCTTTTGGTCCTGCTTTTGTAAGTCTTGCTGCACCTTTTCCTAGTTTACCAGTGATTCCAACACCTTTAACAATACCAACTGGCATAAGTATTTCAGCAAATGTACCAGCACCTACAAGAAAATCTCTACTTACTCCTTCTGAAGAACCATCAATAAGGCCAAAGAGCATACTATCTAATTGTCCTACATCATTACCAAGACCACGCATTGTTGCAGTTTCAATCATGATTTCTCGTAAGTAGGCATCAGCCATACCGGTAACACCAGTTGCATCTTCTGTAAGTTCTACTCTTTTTGCCGGTAGAATTGTATCTACTTCATCTACATCTTGTTTTCTTTCAATAAGTCCTATGTTTTCTAAACCACTCATTGCTGGATTGATAACTGCTCTGAAAGGTAAGTTTAAGTCTCGTACTATTGCCATACCCATAGATTCTGTTATAGCGTCTTCATCATCAATTATGCCGGCTCTAACATACCTTGCTCTAGCATCAGCATCCCATCTTGTACTTGTTGCACCTTCTAGTAAGAATGATAGTGTATCCATGCTTCTTTCAATGTAGCCTTGTGATTCCATACCATCTAGTAAGCCAAACTCTGCAAGTAGTGTTTCTTCTCTTGGTGTTTTCTTTCCAGCACCAGATTCTATTCTATCTTCTGGAAAGCCATAGACATCTGAGATTGTATCTCTTACAATTCTTCTAGCTGAATTATCTACACCTCTATTTATTTCTAACATCTGGTCATTATCAGCACCAATGAGAGAAAACATAGTTGCATCTTCCATCTCAGCAACACCTTCACCAATTTGTCCAGTTAGGATTTGCTGACGAATCATGTCTTCATAAGTTTCAAAGAATAGTTTAGTTGCTGCTTCTGATGTGATACCTTCTGATTCTTGTAAGTTTGCAATCTGGTCTAGTACTTCACTTTGTCGCATGCTTCTTTGTGCGCGCACAGTTCTTGTTTGGTCACCAGTTGTTAGAATCTGAGGTGATAGTGCTTCTTTAACAACTTGACCGGTAGTCATTTCTGATTGTAATTCTGGATTTCTTTGTAGTTGTCCAGGTGATACTGGTGTAGGTGTTACTTCATAAGGTGTAACACTTCTAGGTTTTCTAGCCGGTTCTAGTTTGAATACTTCTCTTTTTGCTTTGCTTTGTGCAGTTTCTACACCAGCTAACTTGCCTTGTGTGTATGTCATAAGGCCACCGACATAGTTACCATAATTAGCATCAGCCATGTCTGGTTCGCTAGTATTGAACTTGTCATCATACTCAAACTTAAATTGTTTGGCAAGCATGTCTTTATCTGGAAACCCTTCTGACTTAAAACGGTCAATAGCTGAAAGATAGACTTCTTTAGACTTATCATCTAAGAGTCCTTCTATTTCTATAATCATACCCGCTTGGTCTATTGCTTTTATTCTATCAATAGTCTCTTGGGGTATTCCTGGTTCTGTTCCACCTAGATTTTCCATACCAGGAATGTATCTATCAACTGACGGTGGTGGTTCAATAACTTCTGGTTTGAAAGAGTCTTGTAACTCCATCTCACCTAGTTTATTATTATAGAACGAATTTGCTCTAGTACCGCCATCTTTCGTGTCTCTATCAAAGAGGTCGTTGTATAATAGTAATTCATCTTCTTCAAATACAGTTGTATCATTAGGTGCTGGTGCTGCCATCTACTTCTCCAGTTCTTTTGTTTTAACTTCATAGCCTTTTAATGCTTCGTCCAACATTGCTTGATTCAGCTTTTTTGTTGGTATTGGATTCCCATCTTTACCAACAAACACAAACGCAGGCTTGTTATCTGTATTATAACCTGTTATTTGGTAATTATAAGTATTCTTGTCAACAACATTTGTGCCTATAGGTAAGTATAGAGGATTGACTGAATCTACTGCAGTTGGAATGCTTGTTTGTATTCCACCACTTTCATCAAACTCTACATCTGCTCTACTTGGTTGTCCGTTTAGAGGTTGTCCACCGCTTTCATCAAACTCGACATCTTCTCTACTAGGAATTTCATCTTCTTGTATAACTCGTTCAGTATTAGGATTGACTTTTCGTGTTATTCTATTACTGAATAACTCATCAAATCCACCCATGTCAACTCCACCTTGAAGTTTATTTAGAAGTTCTGAGAATGCACCTTGCTTAGCTTCTTCAACTAATGGGTCTCTCTCGTCTGTTTCTATTTCTTTTAGTTTTTCTAGTTTTGCTGCTCTGTCTTCTAAGCGTGTTGTTGCTTTAGGTTGCTCTGCAGCGTATGTTCTAAATGCTAAACCAAAACCTGTTTCTATAACTTCTTGTATGTCATCTTCAGCAACACCTTCTCTCTTTGCAAAGTCTCTAGCGAACTGAATCATGTTAGTATCTCGGCCTGTTTTCTTTTCTTCTAAGATTTGTGCGGCCAAACGAATTACTGTGTCTTCACTATCAATACTTAAAGCACCAATTCTTTTATCTTTTGGGTCTAAACCACTTAAACCTGAATAGATGAGTTTTGCTTTTGGACTAAGTGATTGAATAACTTGTTGTTGTGCATAAGATTCTTTGTCTTGTTTGCTCATTGGTGCGAACTGATTGGTATAGATTTCTCTACCTCTTTCAACCAAGTTTTCTAGATTAATTTCATCACCATAAGTTTCAGAGATGGTATTCATTAACGCATCAGCTTTATCTGAATAAGCATCACCTTTTGCATTATCAGCAGCAATCTTACCTTTCAAGTCTCGTAAGTCATCACCCGAAACTGTTCTACCAATCTTTTTAGTTCTTGCTTCGTATTCATCCATCTTCAAGTCTGTATCTGACATTAACATTTTAGCAGGTGTAATACCTAATGATGTACCAATGTCAGTTCTTGCTTTTGAAGCATCGAATGGTTTAGATAGAGATTTTGCTTGTGATGCAGCTTGTGCGAATAGTGCTTTACCAATAACAATTCTTTGTAGTTCTGAAGAACCTACTTGACCTACTGTAGATAGTGACCTGGTTAAAGCCTTGTTTCCAGAAGAACCAGAACGCATGTCTGCTCTCATTGCTTCACCTAAACCAGTTACATCAACACGAGAGATGTCAAATGCACCCTCAACTGCTCTTGCTTCTTTATCTAGTCTGTCTTGTATTTGTTTATCGACTGAATGTTCTAGTTTGTAGAAAGTTACTAATTGTGAGAACTCACTACCAGTATTTGCTTTCTTTAAGTCACTTGCACGCTTTTCGTAGAACTCAATCAATTGCATTTTTGTCTTAAGTTCTTGTTGTGCTAAGTTAAAAGAATACTCTAATCGTTGTTGATGCGACATTAAGTAAGCATCTTGATACATGTTTCTGTATCGTGCTTGTGCACTTTGTGGTGTTGGTGGCATTAGAATGTCTCCAGTAGTTGTAGGTCTTCCGGTGTTAAGTATAAACCTGATGACTGATTTCTAGGAGTAGCCATGTTTGAAAATGCTTGTTGTTGTAAGTAAGCATCAGAAGCTCCACCAACACCTTGTCCTATGAACTGATAGATTGCAGTAGACTTCATTGCATCAGCTGCATCAGATTGTGCGCCTAATTTCATAAGTTCAACTTCTTGTGCTTTCGCTGTACGAAGGTCTGCTTCTGCTAACTTAGCACCGGCTTCTTGTTGGATTTTTCTTTGTTTATCATCCATAGCCATTGCTGCGTTAAAAGCTTGACCAGCACCACCAGCAGGACCAATTAGCGCTTGTTGCCTTTGCATTGATTCTTTTGCTTGTGCTTGAACAGGGTCTAGAATTAATTGTGAGAATTGCGACCTTTCATTATCTGTAAGGCCAAGCGCATTCATCTCTTCCATTCGCTGTAGTTCTTTTAATCTCTTTTCTTGTTCTTCACCCATCAAGGCTTTACCTTGTGCGTATTGTCCGGCTGCGGCTCCTACACCTTTTGCTAGACCACCGCCTAAAGCTATGAGGGCCGCTGTTGTTAATGCTGTTACTGGCATAAGTATCTCCTATTTATTACACTATTTTTTTCATTTATGTTCGGTAGTAGCACTGAACAGAGTATGAGTAGAATTTGAGACTTACAGCTCGTAAGTCTGACCTTGTTGCGAGATAGATTGTATGGTATCCTGCTGACACAGTTGGAAAAACTGTATGAACTTGATAGAATCTTCTCCTATAAAACCCAGGAATGTCTGCACCGGCACCGGATGAGACTAGTGGGTCATCTTCTTTACTTAATAACATTTGACTATAGTTATTGTTTGCTGATGAGAATGTATCCAAGTAACATGCCAATGCTGCACCATCAGTTCCACCATTGATTGGAAGACCTCTTGGACTAATTGATGCAGTAAACATTACATCAGCTTCTTCTTCTAAGTAAAAACTTATACCAGCACCAGGTACTGCTTGAGGTGGTGCTGAACCAGCAATGTCTGCAACAAAGATACCGGCATAACCTGGATGAAAGGTTGGTAAATCACTCATACTTGGACCTTGATACAGACCACTCAACATTTCATTGTGGTTATCTGTAGGAAAGTATAGTCCTTTCATAAAGTGCTTTGATTGAGCAAATGGTGCTGTAGTTTGTATGTCACCAACAGCCATTCCACCATTAACATAGTCTTTTACTGCTTCCAAGTTTTCATGCATCTTTGCTGCTTCAATCTTAGTATTTGTAGTGAATGTGTTTGGTATAGTTAAAGCCATTATGCCACCTGCGTTCTATGTATTATTACTGAACTTTGAATTCTTTCAATGTGTATTGCACCGTTAACGCCGTATTGAGGTATTGGGTCACCAGATGCGTTAACTCTAGATGGGTCACAAGGTTCTGATTCCAAGAATAAACCTGCATTCATTGGTGAACCGGTACCGCTTGTATTTCCATGTATTCGCCAATAACCTGATACATACAATTGTATTCCGAATAGTCTCTTACCAGCAGCAACATTGTCTGCTACCTTGAATTGGAAAGAGTTTGCAAACATTTGAGGTCCACCAAGTTGTCCGTTTGTAGTTCCACCAGTAGAAGCACCTGAATTAATCATCAAGAAAGGTGATGTTGAAACATTAGATGCTGAAAAGAATACATCTGGTACAACCAAAACATGGTCAAAACGAATGTCATCAAAGTCTGCAAACCAAGCATTAGGACTGGGTATACCAGCAGCAATTGCTAAAGGGTCAAAGAAGTTATTACCAGTTGTAATCAGTCCTGCAGTTTTTGCATCAGTAAAGTCTGCATCATTCAATGCATTTGATGTAACATTAAACTTAGGGTAGATACACCAACACCATTCACCTACTCCTGAACCGTAAGGGTATGTAGCGCCTGTTCCACCATCTTTTGTGGTAGTATCTATAAGGTAGTTTACTAAGTTCGCTATAGGTGCGTTAGGGACATTTGCATGAACTGTAACATTATGATTAACTCTTACCAATTCCCCTCCTGTAAATAATTCACCAGATAAGCCATTCACTGTCATCTTGGTACCATGTGAAGCTAATGTGTTTGTATTACCTGCAGCATCATGATTAATTGCACTTTCTTTGTATGTATTAACATCTACTGATGCTGAATTATACCGCGCACCAGCAGCAACAGTTGTACCAGTTCCAATTTGGTATCCATTGTTAAGTCTATTTACTTCTAGAACTGTGAGGTTTTCTGATAGGTTTCTTCTATCTATTCCTTCAGCTCTTATGTTTCCTTCGTTAATTTTTAGAAGGTTACCTAGTGAACCTTCCAAAGCCCCGTTATTGGCATTTACTTCAGCTGCCGATACTGTTCCATTGTTTGGATAAAAAGTTTGTAGTTTTACAGTTCCCATCGTCTTCTCCTATCTGTAATAATTGTGCATGTATAATTGTCCACCAAACCAGTTTAGCATAACTTGGGAGTCATCCTCGTTTGTTTTAGATGGTACTCTTAAACCAATTGAAACCAAGTTATCTCCTTTCGAGATAGGAATCATTGTTGTGATGTTAGTGGTAAAGAAAGGTTGACAAATTGCTGCGCTTTCATAAACTATTATACCGTTAACTTTCATAATCCATTGGTATCTTCTTCTGTTTACTGTTGTAGTTGTAAAGTTTTTATAGTATGACCAATACATAGGCATCCATACATTGCATCTCCATTGTAGATGTAACATACCTTCTTCACACGCTGTAGTTGTTTCAGCAACTGTGAAGATGCCACCACCTTCTAGAATAGGTTCTCTACTATAACCCAATCCAGTAATTCTATTACCTCTTGTATTAGTATTTGAATAAGGTGCACCATACTTAGCATCTTGAATGTTATTTACTTCAGGATTACTCTGGTCGTCTAGCAATGTAGCTTTGCCAAGAGCTTGAGAAACCACGGAAGAATTCCCAATGCAATCTGATGGTAAGTTTTCTCGGTCCATACCTCCATTGACGACTGCTGCGTAGTTCGCGTAAACTGCGTCCACTTGCCGTGATTGAACGATTGTTTTTGTTTCTATTCTGTCTTTTGTCCATCTGTATCCCATTATTTTCTCTTGCCTCCAATGGTTTTTGTCTCATCGAGTGTGTATTCAACTTGGTAACCAATAAACTCTATTTGGCTTATAGTATCAAATTGGAATGCAAATTCCGAACATGCCATGTTAGCGACATCAACTCTTATTTGTGTTAGTAGTTTATCTTGCCAATTCACTTTATCCCATTTGTATGTATCAGAATCATAAACCGGTTGGTCTTTGTGGTCCGGTCTTTGCATTAGTACTGTAGGACATGTTACACCGTTTGCCCATTCTCTATCCTTATAAACTGTAACATCCAATGATGCATCACCAGTTGTAAGTGCTAGAATGTATACATACTTTACATGTTTCTTGTTTGCAACAAATCCAAAATCATGCCAAGCACTTCTAAAAGAACTGAGTATGTCAGGGCCTTCAACAATGTTTGGTACTATTCCAAATGAATAACCTTCTTTGTGTATACCACTGATTACAAATAGTCCACCTTTTGCTACTGTGCCATTCACTCTAGGATTTGGGTACCCTGTATACACATTGTTGTCATCATAACCACAAATAAAGTTACCATCTTTATCAGTTGTTATACACTTAACAGGGAATCCACCTCTTTCAGACCAGTTGCCAGAATCTACATGATAGCAGATACCTTTGTTTAAGAAGGTCTGACCATCAATTGTAAAATAGTAATGAAGTTCTCTTTCCTTCTGAGAATAAGCACCAACAGCAGCAGGTAGCTTGTCTCTACTTGCCCTATCGAAAAACTCTTGTATTGGACTACTTATCTTTTCTAACGACAAGTTAGCTCCCCCATCAAGTCCGCCCTTTAATACATAACATCCATCTTGTGATAAGAATGAAAGACCAAAGTTAGGTATTGGGACTATAGTTTGAGGTGAAAGTGTACCAACTCCTTGTATGAAAGGAATCAATTCAAAGCCTGCTACGGAATTACCCCGTACCAAGTCAATTGCATTCTCTCTGAATACGACCAGTGAGTTATAGTATGGTGCTAAACCTGTTATGTCTCCACCTTCTCTTGTTCCTACTTCAAAAAAGTTTTGTGCTTTGTAGGTATCAGGTTGTAATGGAGTTGAAAAGAATAATCTTGTAGGGTCAGCTTCACCACCATCTATAAAAAGACAGTTCTTAAAAGTTGCTGTAAACCTACATGAAGGTGAAGGCATTAACACAGAATCTGTAATTCCTGGTGCTTCTGCGCCTAGTTGTGTATCTGTAAAGAAGTCAGTTATAGTATCAGAAGCATTCTCATTTAATTGTCTTAAAAAGAAATACTGATTTGCACCATTCTTTGTTCTATAGATTCTTCTAGCAAGTGTTCCGTTTGGTCCTCTTGGTATGTCAATAATAAAACCAGTCTTTGGAACACCACTAGTACCGCCTCTAGTAACTGATACTGAGGTGTATGTAATTTCATTTGATGATTGACTAAGTGGCGATTCAGAACCTGCTTCATTCACAAAACTTACTTTGTATGTGTATCTACTCTCTTCAGCTGCTGTGCCACTTGTAACACCTCTATACACAGAATCATTTGCTTTCCAGATTTGGTCATTGATTATAGAATCAGAAGCATCTAAGAATGTCTTTGGTACTGAATCAGGTTGACCAACACCTCTAATTGTAGGAGTGCCGGGTAATTGTCTCCAACCTAAGTCAAATAGTCTATCACCTCTTGGACTTCCTCCACCAGTGCCTCTATACTTAATAGGACCATCTAGTCCGTTTGTAATGATTACATAGCGACCATAAGGTTCGTATGATGTATGAGGTTCTGTAGCAGTTGGTTTCTTTCTATCTGATTGTAGTAAGTCAATTCCTTCAGATGAACCATTGATAACTTGTAATCTACCGTTTGTTTCAAATAGTATTGTTTGTCTAGCACCAGAGTGTTGTTGAAAGCAATAGACTGAATCTACTTCTCGCTGTGCTGCACCACCAAAAGAACCAAAGTTTGTTTGATTACTAAAGTACTTTTCAAAGCCTAGATTAGTGCACCAAGCTTTTGTTTTAGGGTCATACCTAAAGTTAGTCAATCGGTTAGCAGACTGATAAGGTGCTGGTATTCCAATGAATAGTCCTTCTTGAGGATTGATTGTTAATTTACCTGGAGTTTTCATCTACATCTTCCCACTTATAATGACTTACTTGCATAAGGCCTGTTCTAGGGTCACATAATGTTGCTAGCATTAGAGTCCGCTCACTTACAGTTACAGGTACTTCAAACCAGAAGTTATTGCCTTCTCCATCTGATTGTGTTTGTGCGTCATTTAATTTGTTCTTCATCTCCGGCACAAAGGTTTCCCATTGCTCCATTATGTCATCTATGTTATGCTTAATGATTTCGTCTTCTTCTGCAGTCATTAGTTCCTCTTTATTAATTTGTATCTTATAGTTATACACTTAGCCAAGATGAGTCAGTGTTCTGTATGGTCGTATTCGAATAGGTCCCTGTCTCATGTTGCTTTTGATGTAATAAGAGCTTCTTTGTGTAAGATGCTTTTCTTCTATTTTCTGTAATTCCTTATCAGCCTTTCGCTTGTATAAGATTGACTTCTCATCATTATCATGTTTAACCATTGCTTCTTCAATAGCTCTATACACTATGTAACGATGTGTATCTATAGGACTCTTTGGTTGGTCAAAGTCATCCTGTAGTTCTGCAGGTATGGAAACATAGCGAACTCTAATGGGTGTCTCTGCAGCTGGTCTAGGGTATAATCTGATACGCCATCTACTAGTTGTAGGATGATGTAAACGAGGAATAGTTCGTAACTTAGCTATAGTATCTATTGCTAGTTCTGCTTGAGGCCATGCAACTTGTATAGTTGTATCATCTACAATAAAGCCAGGAAATTGCTTAGAACCTTGATTTCCGTATGAATTGAACCAGATGTCACCCATGTCTCTAAAAAAGTCTTCTTGGAATGTAGAAAGATTCAAACCTGCAATTGACTTAAGTCGTACATAGAATCGTTTTCTAAGGCCTCTTATACCAAGAGTCGTTGTATCTATCGTATTGAATCTTGGAACATTGTTACCTTCGCCTATGACTAACTCTTGAGGGTCAGATAGAGGGCCTTCGATACCATGCCATACATAAGCACACTTAAACTCATAAGTTCCAGATGGCCAACCAGGTGTACCTGAAACTGTATCAACATGAAAGTCTTTACCAGCACGAGGTACAAAATGTGTGTAATCTTGGTATCCGTTTGGTGCTTGGTCGTATGCTACCCAGTTTGTTGGTGTTCCGGTTAAATCAAATCGTAAGTCTAGTTCTTCATCACGACTTCTTGTAAGATTATAAATGTGACCTAGTGCATTACTTCCAGTACCAGCCTCATTATGGTTTCTGATGCCTACAGACATAATTTGTAAGCAATCTTTTGGAAGTGCAAGGTATCTTTCTTGTGCAGTGGCACTAATTGTTCTAGCCACACCAGCATTACCTGACCATGTAACCAATTGTCTATTACCACTTAGTTTCGAAACATAGGCTTTAGATGTACCTTCTTCCAGTTTGTCTATTATGTATTCGCCTACATTGGCACTAGTAGGTGTTCCAGCATCTGCTGTAATGTATAGAATACTACCTTCTCTACTCATTTGGGAACCGTTTTCGGTTGTTCCTATACCGGTTATGAAGTTAACATTGTCGACAGAATTGAATAATAACGAGTTTGTAGCCTGAGGTGTTATCTGAAGATTAGTTTGACTTGAATCTGGCATTGTATAAATGTCCAGAGTTTGTTGAGTGAATGTCCACGGTTGCGTAGTCATAAACTCTAGATACACTTCATTGAGTATCCTATTAATTTCTATGTTATAAGCTTCTACATCTGGGTTGTAATCCAGAATGTTGCCTACCATAGCACGCATTTCTTTTAAGTTCATCTTCTATCGCTCCTACTAATAAAGAGGGGGGAGGAGTTTTCCTCCCCCCAAAATGTTACTCAACTATACTGAATTAGTAATTATTCAATACGAACACTCGTGAAGAACCATCAGCAGCTGTTGTTTCCATTGCAATTGCAACGATAGTTTGCTGAACAAGAACAGCACCAACAGTTGTACCAGTTCCATCACCAATGTCAGTTCTGTAAGAAGGTGCTTTTTCAAGCTTTCCAGCAGAACTAATAATCAATGCATCACCAGCAGTAATGCCAACGACATCACCTTTAGTCAAAGCTTCTTCAACGATACCACGAATGGTAACTTCAATGAAGTCTCCAACAGCAGATGCAGTTGCACCTGTATAAACTCCAACTGGAATGTAATCTGTAGCATCAGCTTCTGCAACAACCATGCCACGAAGGCCGTTTGAAGTTTGACTGACATCCAAAGATACACAAGCACCAGGAGTGATGATTTCAGAGCATCTAAATGTTTCTAGTTGTTGTCTGTTCGAATCAAGTATAGAATCTTCTCCTACCCCTGTTTCGTCGAGAGCGAATAATTTTTGAATTAATGTATTTGTAGCCATGATTTCCCCCTAGCTTTCTGCGTTTACATGTATACCATGTGACGCAAGATGTGTGAAGTAGACTTGAAGTCTAGTAAAGATGTTAGCGCTTCTAGAAGCATAACCTGAAACATGTTCAAAGTCATCCATTTCGAATTGTGCAGCACTATCAAAAGCAACCTTCATGTACTTAGTGTTCAAGAAGTATGCACCTATGATACCTTCACCAGCAGCAGTGCCACCAGGAATCTGAACCGCACTTCCCAAGAATGGGTCAGCAACTACCATAGCACCATTGAAAGCTAAAGCAAGACGACCACCATCGAGAACTTTCTCATCGATGTATCTTTCTTGTGCTTGCAAAACTGATTTATAGTTTTTGTAGTAAGTGGGTGAACAGATGATAAGGTCTGGAGCCGAGCCATCAGGAGTATTTAATTGACAATCAATGTAGACTGCAGCCATGTCCGCAAGCATTGTAGCAGCACCAGTTACAGCAGCACCAGCCGATGTAACAAATTGGTTTTGCAAGCGAGCAAAAGTTGACTTAAGAAGTCCACCAACAGTACCACCTTGAGAACCAAAAGCTTGGTTGTCAAAGAATCCACCAGTAATGTTACCACCAGAAGTACCTTGTGAAAGTCCATTAAATGTATTTAAGTTAGTAAGAATACTAGAAGCGTTAGCAATTACTTGTTTTTCAACTTCGCGTTGCAATGCTCCCATTACTGACTTAAGTCGTGCTTCAGCGATGTCGATGATTGCTCGTTCGCCTTTATTACTCAATTCTTCTGAACGAGTAATTACAATTGGAGCTACAAAGTCACACCAGTTAAACTCAGCTTGACGCAAAGCATCTTTTACTGCAAGGTTTACTGGTTCATAACCTGAACTCAATTGTGTGATTGAAGAATGTTCTTCAAGAATCAAGGGTACATTTAATTTTTGTCCCCCATCGTAAGTTTCTACTCCGCCTCGTTCTCGCATCTTCTGTAGTAAAGGTGTTGCCTGAAATAACTGGTCAACTTCTTCATCTAACAAAATACGGAGGGTCGAGCTGAGTATGTCGTTTGAAATAGCCATGATTATCCTCTTGTTAATCGTTTATTCAATTCTTTAATAGAATTAGTTTGAATGTTTATGTTTTTTGCACCAATTTGTAGGTTGTTCCTTTCGGAGTCCTGATTATGTAGAAGCTTATCCAAATCAGTGCGCGATGTGGGGCTATCTATAGAATACATTATTTTTTTCCTTTATTTGCTTTTATCCATGCATAAATCTCATGTGGCTTCTTAATGTGCTTAGGGATTTGTGCTTGACCTCTTGCGCCTGCAGTGGTCATTTTAAGTCCTACTTCACGCATCCTAGTGGTTCTGGTGTCTAGCTCTTCTTTTAATTTCTTATTTTCTTGAACCTGGTGTTTTCCTTTCACCATGTAATAAGCATCTTGTAATGAAACAGATTCTCTTTCAGTCAACATTTTAGCAATGTCTTCCTTGTATTCCATCAAGTCTGGATGCTCATTCTTAAATTGTTGTAGTTCAGTTCGCTTACGAAGAACTTCTTGCTCTTCTCTTACAGGTGCTAGCATCTGCTGCATTCTCTTAGCGACCTCTTGTTCAATTCTTGACTCAAAAGATTTGGTATTATAGGGGTCAAGTTCTACAGTATCACCACCAGCAATCTCGTCAATGCTAGAGGTAAAAGAATCGGCTAACATAGAACTCTGTAAGTTCTCTAGCTTTTTTCTTTCTTGTGATAGTTCTTGTGTTTTCCTGGTGTAGTCTGCACGAATGTTTGCTAACATCTTTTGTGCATCTTCAGGTAGTGCTTTTATAACACGATTGAAGTCAATACCTTTATGACCCCCTTCATCTAGTCCTTCGACTGAGGTTAATGATTCTACTGTTGCCTCACCATCAAACGATACTTTACCGTTCTTGGCTTGGTCAATAGCTTCACCTACTCTATCTCTGGTGCCACGAATCTTACTTCGTACTGCTGTTGCCACATCTTCTGGACTAATTTCTTGGGTCTGTGTTGTTACATCTGTATTATTAGAGGTATCTACATCAGTCCCACCATTGTCTGCGTCTACTACGGTGCTTGGGTTGCTGATTTCTTCACTCATTGTATTTTATCTCCTATGATAGTCTAGCCATAAATAATTCATCCATTTGTCCTGGGCTAGTAGCAGGGCCTGAACTGTCTCTCATTACATCTCCACCTTCTGGTTGAGTTGTTGGTACTCCCATTTCAGCTTGAAGTTCACCCATTCCTATAGGCTTATTGAGGTAGGCTTTGAATGCTCTATCTCCAGCAGCTGCATCTAGTTTACCAGCAACCATCTTGACTTCTTTGTCGTCTACCATAAGAGATAGGTCAAACATTTTGTCTTCGATACCGGCATCATTTAGGGCTTGATTCACCATGTCTAAGTTTCGGATAAACTCTGGAGGTAGTGTTCCACCTTCTGGGAATTTATCAAAACTGGGATACATAGGTGCTCTGAATAATTTATTAACACGATTAAGGGAATCAACTAGTTTGTTTAGCGCATCAGTACTATACTCACCTGGTTCCATTGTGTACATGTCCTCTTCTTTTGAATCAGCAATCTGTGCTTGTTCCATTGCTGCAGCTTTTGCAGCATCAACATCATTGAGTGCTTCCATTTCCATTTCTCTCATCTCTGGCATAATAATCTCCTGTCCTATTTAATACCTATTTTTTTTCACTACGGTTGTTCACCGAGTATTGCGTTTAAGTTATTGGGTCCAACAGGTTGACTTAATTGTTGCAATTCGGTCGCATCCGGTTGTATGTTGTCTGTAACTGTTCCAGCTTTAGCAGCTGATACAGCTTGTTGGGCTTTTGCCATGTCTTCTCTATTCCTTGCCGCTTCTTCCACAAAAGATTCTGGTAAACCAAGAGCACGCACCATCTCAGCCAATAGAGTATCCGGAGGGACACCTAAAGATTGTAATGTGGGAATTGAAGAAATAAACTCTCTTTTCCTAACTGATTCGGATAGAGGTGTTTGTGCTTGGTCTTGTGCAAAGATAACCCAGTTTTCATGTAAGTCATCAGAACCTACTGGTTCTGCTTTATTGTCTATAATAACAATGTCTGCTTTATCTCGCTCTAAGTAGAGACTGAGGATACATAGATAAACTCTTGCAAGTTCCTCAATCATACTATCTCTTTCACGCGCAAGACGACCAACTTCACTTGAAGTGTAAGCAGCGAGAGCAGCAATTTCTGTTGCAGAAGCACGCGTACTTTCTCCTCGTGTGAAAGGTGCCATGATGCTTCCTTTGTCTTTATCTGCTTGTACTTGTGCATAATAGGCCTGTAGTTCTGGTGGTACTGGGTTGTTAGGTACTGGACGAATAGCACCGGCCAAGTCATCATCATCAATTTCCACAAAAAGTCCATCTACACCAGATGTAATTTGTGCCATAGAGTCTTCATCGAAGGTACCCCGCTTAATAATGTATTGCCGACTTGCCTTTCTAACACCGTTTGCTTGAAAGGTACGAATAAGATTGGTTTCAAAGATTTGGTCATAAATGCGTTTCATTGCACTGTAACCTTCAATAGGACAATCAGGTTTGCGATTGAAGTAAAGAGGTACGATTGGAATACAAGGTTCTCCGTTATGGTCCATGAAAGGAATAGAATCTGCTTCTAAGAATCTGTCACCGTTAGTATACTGAGGAGACCAGAACTTAAGTTCCATGTTGATGAGGTCGTAGAACTCTATAACTTCAATGTACTTAAACATGTCATCAGCATCTAAATCTGCCACATCTTCATTGTTTTCTAGTCTTTCAAAGTATTCTTTCTTTGAAGTAGGAGTGTATTGCCTATTACCAAACTTGGCTTGTGCTTCTGGAAGACTGAGGTAGTACTTGTGTGCAATGAATCTTTGGTCCTTATAACGCTTTGCATCTCGGTCTAGAATCACATCCCATGGGTTGCACGCCATCATGTCTACTCGACGATAGATGTCCTTATGTTCTCTAGGCGACATTTTCATGAAAGCCATAGGATAGATAAGTGCGAGACGACTAGCATCTTCAATTTCTTGTCTATGTAAGATAAGAAAATCATTTGCTAGATGTTGTGCTGCACGAGGATTACCTCTGCCTCTGACGCCTCCTTTAACAATAACACCTGGATTGCGACTGAAGAGTGAAGCGATGTATGATTCAATGTAACCATAAGCATCTGATGTCTGCACTTGGATTTGTGAAGTGTCATCTTTGAATTGGTTATCCCAAAAATCTGTTTCATAAGCACATTTGTACTGAAATAGAGTGTTAACATGGTTATCCCAGTAAGATTCGTGTAGTTCACAGATTCTTCTTATCTGTTTTGGTTTAATTGCGTATGCCATACTTCTTTCCTTTTATTCTATACGGGATAGGTCCTTTCGCTTTTGTGCGTCTGGCCTTCGTTTTTGCTATAAATTTGTCTACCAACTCTCGTTTAACTTCATAAAGAGAAGGTGCCGGTTTAAGTTTTGCACCCCATAGTGCTAGAGCAGTACTTATAATTAGGTCATCGTTCTGGCCTTTTGGATGTGATGGTGCACCACCTTCATTACAGATAGTGTTTCTCATCTCACCCCATAGAGTTGCTTCTAAACAATCTATCGTGCCATCACAAATCAATTCTCTAAAATGGTCATAGATGGCCATCTTATTTTCTTTTCGTGTATTCCAATCTTTGTTTTGTTTATTTTTATACAAATTCTTCATTCTAAATTCTTTTAATCGATAAATGACCAATGAACCCGGCCCATTTGCTTCTACAATTGTATAAGGTTCATCGTATTCCCAATAGATGTCCCAAATTTTTTCCGCAAAGTCTTCCGGTCTGATACGATTAGAGCGATAATGATACACTGGCTGCATGGTTGTACAACTCACAATTGTTACTGTGCTGTAATCACCACCATTGCCATGTGCAACATCCACACCCATTGCATACTTATCACCCATCACATCACAATAATACATGTCAGGACCTTTACCCAGTTCTAACAAGTCTAAATTATCCACAATGTCTGTAGGAAAGAACACATTGGATGAGGTCATAAATGCTTCATCAACTGAGGAAGGAAACTCTCTTTGGAACTTCTCTAAACCCATTGTACTTATTTGTGTTCTACGCCAATACAACTGTGCCATCGTTAGACCTAATTCTTCTTTTACACTTAACTCATCATCAGTTGCGTTTGGTACATTAGTACTTCCAAACTGGCTCTTCTTCTTGTAACGACCATGCTTGAACCATGGGAAGAAACATAAATGCCAACCATTGGTTCTAGCATTGTTACACAAGCGATGGTAAACATCACCTGGACCATTTGGTGTCGTCTCAATGATTAATTGTCCCTCTCCAACTGAAGCTTGGATGTTAGCAAGCAAGTCAGACTGGTCGTCAAAAAAGGCGAATTCTGAGATGTGAGCTGATGAAAAAGTAAATGAACGGGTAGCTCCTCCTTTACCGCCTCCTGTGAATGCTCTGAGCTCAGCTTTAGTGTCCCCAAACTGTAAGGTTCTAGAGGAGGACTTGGACAACTTCCTTTGGAGTGGCTTTGGCATTGATAGATAGAATTCTTTGTCAATACTGTGGAGGTGGTCTGCACTATCTCTTGTGTAACTGATAATAGCACTTCTGGTTGGTTGGGTTTCGACATAAGTTTTCCATAGGAAGTAAGCACGAATTAGAGTAGAACATCCTATCTGCCGTGCTTTACAGACAACTACTTTTTGATGAGTTAAGAGTGCATCTAATAATTCTTCTTGTTCTGCATTTAAGACAAAGGGAACCAGCTTACCTGTATCCTTATCAAATACTTTAAGAAACTTAAAGAACTGACGAGGGTCATGTAATCTTTTCATAATTGCTGGACTTATCTTCGACATCTACACTTATCCTTATTTACTATTAATAATAGTTTGTATCTTATAGTTATACACTTAGAGAATACAATCAATCTTCTTTTCCGCCTTCTAACACTTTAAGTATGTCTTCCATACCGGAATCACCAAACTCTGCTCTATACTTGGAGAGCACCTGTAGGAGTTCCATAAATGTGCGAGGAGAGGCTTTCCAGTCTTCTGCCTCATTGTTCTTAACGGCTAACAACATAACTGTACAGACGATTCTCTCAAAGTCTCCAGCATAGATTGCTTGTTTCAGTTGTGCTTTATAATTAGCACTACGCTTTTTATGTTCGTCTTTATTCATTTTTGGGCCACCTCTATAAGATACCTTAAATTTTTCAATGCCTTCTCTCTTTTTTTGTATGCTGTACTAACTACAACGCTCATCTCATCAGCGATTTGCTGTAGAGTCCAACCATCATAATAATAATGAAATACTACAATCTGTTCATCACTTGATAATTTTTTAATACATTTTCTTAACAAATCAGACCTCTCCCATTCAGCTTCTTGTGGGTCAGGCTCACCATCAAGCTTTCTTTCCAACTCAAGTGTTGGGTCATAAGAAAACCCCCGTTGATGCGCAATCCATTCAAATAGTGCCGGGTCTTTACAATTCCAATGCTTACGATAATACTTTCTATCATCTTTATCCATTCATAGTCCTCCAATTATAATTGACAGGCCTATACAATACTTCATGCCTTATGAGTTATAACTATACTCCGAAAATAGAAAAGATAAATTTTTTATTAAAAAAAATGTACAAAAAATCTAGACATTGTATAATTAACTATGGGAACAACATAAAGGGAGCTCACATGAAGAACGAACGCAAATACAAAGTCATCTTAAAAAAACGGATTGTGGTAACTGAAGTGGTAGAGGTCACAGCCTTCACTCAATCAGAAGCATTCCACAAAGCAAAAGAACTAGCAGGCCCAGACTGTATGCCTAAACACCATGCAATTGTCACCAAAGTTGATGTGGAGCATTGATACATTATGGCTCTAGGATTAACGAGGATGGTCATAGAGGTCATCCTTTTTAGTTTGCTATGTTATCTAATAGGCAAACAAAGAAAAGCTCTTAGAGACGATGTCTGATGATAAACAAGTTAACATGTCTTTATTGTGTTGTCCAGTCTGTGAATGTTATGACACCTTTCCAGCCTTTTTCTAGGTGGTAAGCACAGTATTGAAAGCCTGTTTGAGGCCATGGTTTAATGGGTGTATCAAAAATAATTATCTCTTTTATACCGAAGCCATAAGCTTTCATCATTCTCATTCTCTTCTTTGATGCTATTAAATGTGTTGTATGTACCGGTCCTAATACAACATTGTCTGATACTACTAGGCATGCTTCTAAGAACTGAGAGAAAATAGAAAATGGTGGGTTTGTTATAGTCCAGTCAACATGTCCTTCGAAGTCAAAGAAGTTTTTGTCTTCTCTTACTTCACACCAGTCTGTAAATGAAGGATGTGAGTAATAAGAATGTGGAGCATCACCTCTACATGGTTCTAATACTTTACCTGATGGTGATAAATGGTCAACAATTCTATGAGCTAATTCTTTTGGTGTCATTACAACATCTGAATAGGATTTGTCGTCCGTATGATGTTTCCTTTTATAATGTGTTAGTTTCATCTAGCCTCCTTTGTTAGTATAACTATACTAAATAGAATAATAAAATCTATAAGAGCTAGCTAGTTCATAAGTGTATAACTATAAGAACAAACAAATCTAATTGATAGATTTCATAACGAGGCAATGTTCTCCATAATAAACCATTCCTATAGTTTTATCCTCTTCATTCCAATAATAATCTCCATCATTATCAATTCCAATCCAATAGGTTTCTAGTTTTCCATTAATCAAGAAAATACATTCATTCATTCCTTCATCAGGTAATTCTGTAATTTCCATCAAAACTCCATTTCTCCATCCGGATTGGTATTTTGCCATGTTCCAGTTTTGTCCAATTTGTAATTTCATAAGTTTTCCTTTTTCTTCTGCCATAGGTTAATTCCTATAATAGTATTATAATCCTTTTTCATCATTTGTTCAAGTTTTTTTTGTATTTTTTTTTATAAAATTATTTATACATTTATGTCTGAGTAGTTATAATAGTATTGTCTTAATAAGAAGACAAACTCAAACTCAAGGAAATCAAAATGCAAAAATTATACAAGAACAGAAGAGCACGCAAAATGACATGTCAAATACTAGGAAATGATAACGGTGATAGAATTCGTTTTATTCACACAGGCGATACATTCTGGATTGACGATGAAGCAACTCTCCCTCCTCAGGTGAATCAAACTACACGAGTACTCGGATACTACATTCAGAATGAACTACCTATTCAGGCAACTTTTTCTAAGTATCAAGTGCAGAATCAATGTGACCTAATCAAAGAAGCATGAGTCACTGGCCCTTCGGGGCCTCCTTTTTTTGTATTTTTTTTTAGCTAAAAGCTCTTTTTATTTCTGCCAGAATTTTTTGAGAGCAATTGTTTTTTATCGTTTTTCTGGGTGAGCAATTTTCACTATTCATTTATAGGGAGGTTTACAAAGCCCTTTGGGGCCCTAGAAGCTTTTATTACATTTATTTACATTGACATAATGTCATTATTCCATAGCCCTAAAGCCCTCGATAAAAAAGCATAAGCTATCCCCATTTTCTTTTGTAAAAGCAGGGATAGCTATGTTATAATAGCAATAGGCTTAGCACATAATAATGCTTTGCTCATCCTCATTTAGCTCCATGTCCCATCCCTCAAGCAAAGCTGCACATGCCATTAATGCATTTAAGGGAGCAATTAAATGTAAATCCCAATGTCCATTGCCAGGCTTTTGAGGGATTGCGCTAAGCATAAATGGCTCATTTTTATTGCCAGCTTTATCCCCAATAATCCCATGATTATGTGCATTAAAAGTTATTGCCATTGACATTATGTCACGCACGAGCTTATCACAATCCCAAGCTATTTGTGCATAGAAATTCCAATTTACATTTTTATTATTATTATTTGACATTTTATTTATCCTTTATCTTTGAGTTTTTTCTTTTGCATGTCTGATTGACATACTATAATAATACCCTAAATAAAGCAAATGTACAGTTTTTTTATAAAGTTTTTTATGTTTTTTTTATAATAAATAAGATGTAAAAAGATGTAACATTTGCACATAACAATGTAAATCTGCACATTAGCTGAATTAATTATTGTTACATCTTTTTACATAATAAACTTGTACATCTGAAGAATGATGAT